TAACGCTTCAAAGGTTAGTTAAATAATGGTTATTACGCTCGAAAAAGATATTTTTGAAAATTTTTCGAGGACACGTTCTACAGGCAGTTATAGTCGCCTATACTCTATTACACACGATCGGTTGATCCAAAGAAGTCTTATTAAGTACTTCAATCCCGAAAGTGATAAAATTGATCAATTGGTTAATTTGTTCTACGATCTGTTAGAACTCTTTGGCTATGATCGAGGCCAAGAGCCGCTCCAGTATGAGAGACATATGTCTGCATATGATAAATTGAAATGGTCCTTCAATTGTTATGTGTGGATTTATGGTTCGAATACTTGGGTTGAGCTATTCAAATGGAAAACCTCAGCTTTCTTTGCGTGCATTTTCAATGCATGCAACATACCGAAAACACCTAGGGACTGTGATATTTACAAAAATCCTTTCAAGCTCTTCTTCGGAAGAGCGCAAAAGTTCCTACTCCGCATGACTAAAGATAATCATGAGATAAAGCTATTTGCGAATAGTGTTCTTATGCTCAAAAAAGGAGCACCTGCGGTGAATTCAGATATGATATTGGAAAAGCGAGTGGAGACCTATAAACAACTCATAACCGCCCCGCCGGTTCCTGAAATTCTTGGAGATTACAAGGTAGTCAGGTCAACACAAGAAATTGTGATGACTGACATTCATGCCTTCTCCATCAAATATGAGGATATCGGTTGGGAACGCATAGACCATGAGTCTGTGCTCGATTACCAAGTTCCACGTACTGTTGAGTACTCTGAAGGACGCTTGACCTACTTTATCGAGAAAGTAGTCAAGGAAGTTTTTGGAGGACGTCGACTAACGTCGGATGTAGTATTCGAATACTCTTTCCCTTCTCTTTCCGCTAATTACAACTGGAGTCGTAAAAGTGGAGGGGGTTTGGGAGAAGTGAATATGAGGTTGGGTAGGTTGAAACGCACTTTGATCAGTGAGTATCTATCTGATGACGGATTTGGGGGTCATGACCTCTTTGATCCAGGGTTTTCGGGGTTTGTCTACAACCTTCAAGATGATGACTTTACAAAAAAAGCACATCTAAAAAAGTGTTATTTTGGGGATTGTGTAAGACAACAAGGAAAAACAGAGGGTCTCTGTATCGAATACGACGACACCGAACTTCATGCGGTGTATAAATATGCGTTTGAGCATTTAATTCAAATTGCTCTTAATGAGGAACCTAAGACTGCCACAGTAGGCTTACCCGAACCGTTAAAAGTTCGAGTTATAACCAAAGGTCCTCCCACTACTTATTTTGTATTAAAAAGAATACAAAAGTTTCTGTGGAAAACGCTGAAGAATCATCCCACTTTCAGATTGATCGGCGAACCTCTTACAGAGGAAATCGTCAATGCTGTCTTCGGAAGAACCCAAGAATGGGTATTGTCCGGTGACTATAAAGCATCAACTGATAACATCTATTCATGGCTGTCAGAGTTTACTTGTGACAAGCTGTTTGAGGTGCTGAAAGTGAAAGAGGAAGATTCTTCCCTCATACATGAGATGGAAATACTCACCAAAAGAGCTCTGACTGGACATTGGATTCAGAATCCACTATACTCAGAAGCTAGATGCCAGAAGCCGTCATTTTATGGTAAGCGTCATTCAATTTTCAAGACTTTAGAAAATGTGAATGGTCATCGCGCTACATCCGTAGAACTGGTTAGGTCAACGGGGAATGCACTATCCTTACTTAAGGATATCA